CTTAGATGATTGCTTCCTTCGACCATGGCTGTTTCATAACTGCAACCATATGCTTTTAAATAGCTTTGTGTAGCATTAAATGTCTTGCTGTAATAAATACAAAAAAGCCTTTGTTGATGGGTAAGGTCTTCATTCATCATAGTTTCTCTTGTTCCATCATCAAAAACCTTCTTCTTTTTCGTTGCGTTGCCTTTATTTGTTGCAACGTTGCGTTGCCACTTTTCTCTATTCTTTCTGCTGCGTACAGTGGAGGTTTTTAGATTGTGCTTATCTGCTAGATCCACAAATGTTATATCACTTGTTTCCCATTCTTCTCTTATCTTTTTCCAGTCTGTCATTTCACATCACCTTCCACCTCCGATTTTAGGTATTAAAAAGCACCTACAATTAAGTAAGTGCCTATCTATGCTATCTTGCCTTTACAGTTCCTTTTTCTTTTGGTATATCTAAAAGGGAAATGTTTTGCAATAACTATCTTTTATAGACTTCTGCCCACCTTTTATAGTCTATGCCCCCAGCAACTTAGCGTTTGTCTAAGTGCCACTCCCAATTAATTATTCTGTATATTTAAGTCCATCTTCTAATTCTATTCTTTTAATTTCCCTGTCTAAATACCATATAGCTTTTTTAAGGTCTGTTATATAGTCTCCCTTTTTGCCTGCTCTGCTTATGTACTTAATTGCATTGCCTAATAGGTACATCTCCATTGCCATACTTTTTCCCAGAATACTTTACGGTAATATCTACATCCTTTGCAGCCTTTTGTTTTGCGTTTGGATACAGATGTTTTTGCCTGACATTTCATATAATCACCTCTAAGTGAATAATCGCTTGATATTCATTTGCAGGTGAATATTATAGGTCTATACTTTGATTCTCTATCTCGTCTATTTCCTTATTTACTCTCTTTCTCCAGTCGCTTATCTCTCGTTCTATTTGGTATAACAACCTTGTTATTGTTAGTAGTTTTTCTTTTCTCTTTGACAAGTCAGTTTCTTCTGCTAGGGTTTCTTTTATAAGATCTTCTATTCTTTTCATTGTTCCCCTCCTAGGCTTTCTATTAAGTGATTTATATACCACTTGGCTTTGTGCAGGTCTTCTACTCCGTTTTTCTGCTTCCACCTCCATAAATACTTAATTGCGTTGCCTGTGCATACCGCTTCTACACCTGTTAGGTTAACTGTTGCACTTTCTATTGCGTCTATGCATTCTATCTTGCCAGCTGTGTAATGTGTAGGATGATTGATTTTATCTGTCGAAATAGGATTTGGCATTCTTATCCCTCCTATAATCTTGCGTCTGCACGTTTCTTTCTTCCATTCAGATAAATTATTGGCGCATGTGTACTGTTTGGTTTATACTCATATTCCTCGCCATATCCACCATAGACCAAAGCCGATGATGTATTGACGAATAGCTTTGTAACGTGTCTTGCTGTACTGTTAATATTGTCTACCCTGTAAAATCCTTGCTTCATTATCAAGGGCAAATGAGTGTGTGAATGTATATACACATCTGCGTCAACTATACTTGCCATGTCTGCCAGTCTTATAGCTTTGGCACCTTCTTTTCTTCCCCCACCGCTACCATGGTTAGCATATATCGAATACCATTGTTTGCGCTTTCTGTCTTTGTTCCATCCAAATCTGATAAAAATTAGATTTCCGGCTCTTGAATATCTGTCTAGCAAAAATAGTTCCCTTGCTACTATCTCTGTTAGGTCTATGCCTTCTTTGCGATAGGTTCTCTTTTCGTGGTTGCCGCTCTGGATGGCTAGGATTTTATCTCTAATTGGCTTTAACAACTCTACCGCTTGTCCTATCTGTTGCATAGGCGTCAACTGTTCTGCATAACTATCCGAGATGGATGTCTTTGTTGCATTGTTCATCAAATCGCCGTTCAGAATACAATAGGCATTCGGTGTATTTTTAATGGCTTCTATTTGTCTATTTATCTCTTGATAATCACAAAATTTATCACCCATATGTAAATCTGCTAGAGTATGTATTTCTATTTCCGTCAATTCTTTTGGCAGGTCTATTTTGATACAATTCATTTTTTCACCCATCTTTCGCATGCAAAAGGCACCCAACATTAAGCCGGATGCCTTTTAATATATATTAAAGGAGGTTGTGAAAATGCTTTTAGGGGTAGCCGCCGAACATTACACCCGGCAGCCTATACTATTACAATATCATATTATCATATTCAAGTGTGACATGTGTGACAAGTTTAGTTCAGTTCACATAAATTCCAATTCTGAAAGATAATTCCTTGCAGTTCTGCCGATAGCACTTTTAAAGATTCCCAGTGACTCTTGTTTGCTTCTCTTACTTGTTTGTCTTTCAGTTTTTCATTTTCTCTAGCTAAATAATTTTGTGTATCGAGGATTTTGGCATACTCTATATCAGAGATATTATCTGGCTTCTTAGATAAAACAAAAAAGCCTTTATGCGGTTTGTAATTATCTATGATTTTCTTCGCCTGCTTATTATTCATAAAACCTTACCTCCCTAAATCTTAATTTAGCTATCCTTTCTAAAATGTCTACTATAAATCTGCTTTACACAATTTTCGTTACTGCCCAGCTCGTTGGCTATTTGATTCCAGCTCATACATGATACATTACGCAAAAACATTATTTGTCTTAATAGACTGTCGTCTATGCTGTTTATGTATTCTATTATCCGCTTTCTTTGCATTTGGATCTCGGCTAATTTACCTCTGATTATTGCTTCTATGTCTGCCATGGTTGCTACTAAATCTCCCACCTTATCGCTTACTCCCGGTACATGTGGCATGCCGGTAATCTGCTGTCCTTTTATTAAAGACATACATTGTAACCGTTCTAATTCTTTCTGCCACATCTTTACTTCTTTGTTAAGGTAGTATATTTGTTTAAGTTCTTCTCTCGTCACTGCGCCACCCCTTTATGTACTCCGGTATATTAACATCTTGCCTTGGTTGTAATCTTAACCAAAAATCATGGTAACTAAAGCAGGTGTTATATCCTTTGCCTTTGCATAAGATAAAGTTAGGATAAAATGCTGCTACTTTTAGTCTTGGCGGGTCTTCGTCTGCTCTTTCAATTATGCGGATGGTTTGTCCGATTTTTACTTTGCGTATTACTACTTCCCGTATTTGCTCAAAGGTTATCCTTGGTAACATAGTCCATACCACCTTCCGTTATTATTCTAATTTCGCCTAGTTTTGCACAATGCTTTAATGCTTCGGCTTTCCAGTAGTCACATTCTTTCTTTAATTCGTTATCTCTATTTATTTGCATTAAACACATTGTTGTTATACTTACTGCTGCACCTATTATAATTCCGATAAATAACATAATACCTTCTCCTTTCTTAATCTACCGCACCTGTTTCCGGATAATATTCTTTATCTTTTCTATCTCTTGTTTATTCATCCTCACCACTCCAATCATCATCAATTCTTTGACCGCATTCGTTACAGTATTGCATATATTCCGGCTTGCACATTGCTTCTGTATAGTATCCGATATAGTTATTACAAACGGGACATAGAATATCACTGTTAAATCCGTAATCTTCGCTATACTGCTTTTCTTTTTTTATTGGTTTCTTCGGTATTTGCTTTTCTAGTGCTTTTGCAACTTCATCAGCTACCGTCAAAGAAAAACTTCCATCCTCATACATTGGCTTAATGACTTTTTCCTCGATAATCTCCCAGTTTTCTTTTATGATGTTATTCATCCTTGACAGCTCCTTTCATTATTTCGATTGCTTTATCTATTGAATTTCCTACATCTTCGTAAATTTTATCTAATGTTTCGTTTCCTGTGTTGGCAATAGTCAAGAAATATCTCGTTTTCATTTGTTGTAACTGTTCCACAACCTTATCCACATCATAGGCGGTAGGTTGTTTTTTGATAATAGAAAGAGATTTCAATATCCCGTTCGCAAGTTCGATTTCTCCGTTGCAACATTTCTTATCGGCGTACTTTCTTATATTTTCAATTACGGCTTGTCTGCTGATTAAATCATTCATCCTTGACCGCTCCTTCCTGTGATTCGCAGTTTCCGATACATTCTCCCAGTGTTACATTTTCAAGACAATCTGTAATTTCACAATGTAGTAGCACTTCTCCAAGTTCGTTGGTTTTGCCACTTAACGCATGATTACATTGCCACATTGCTTCGTTCACTCTTTGTTTGTCGCTTGTGCCTTCCTCTAACTTCTCAACGATTAACCTATATGCTTTTCTCTGTATTTCAAAATCCTCTTTCTGTATTTCCATATCTGCCAAGTCGCCTAATTGTTTTTTAAAGATTATATTTTGTCTGCGTAACTGGATGTGATTCTGTGCAACCCTAATTATTTGGGTTAATACTAATACTGTTGTGATTATTGCTAAATATGTATTCATTTGACAGCTCCTTTCACTATTTCAATGGCTTTTTCCGTATCTATTACATAGTTGTCCTCATCGCTAACCGCATCATAAACGTATCTTTCGCATTCTTTTAATTGTTCCACAACCTTGTCCACATCATAGGCAACCGGGATGCCCTCTATTTCCTTATGTAAATCAGCATTAAGCTCTAGATACAAGCCACATAAATCACATAGCTTATTAAATTTTTCCCGTTTTGGAATTTCGTCAACTTTTGTTTTAAAAAATTCCTTTATAATTTTTTCTACTGCTTTTCTGCTAATTAAATCACTCATGGTTATACATCCTC